TGAAAGCAATGACGGGAGGCGGTGACGATGGATGATGTAAAAGACATGAAACTGTCGTTTCAGTGTGACAAATGCGGTGAGCACTACCACGACAGCGTCGAAAAAGCGAAGATCAGAAAACGCGCCTTTCCATGCGGACAGCCATGTCCGTGCGGGGGCGTGTTTTGCTTGCACATCAATGGCAAGCCAAAGAAGAAAGAGGTGAGAAATTGAAACCAGAAGTAATTAAGTTTGACTTCAAACAGCTGATCGATAAGCCGGATACTCTTGAGCTGTACATATACAGCGAGGTTGTGGGCGACGGCTGGGATTGGTGGAGTGGAGAGAAGATCGAAAGCGAGACTTCTGCTGATTTTTTTCGGAAGAAACTGAATGAGTACAAAGACGTCAAGTACATCAATCTGTATATCAACAGTTGCGGAGGCTCAGTCCGGGAGGGGTATGGTATCTATGCTCAGCTCATGCGGCATGAGGCGTTTAAGACGGTCTATGTTGATGGGTTTGCAAACTCCATTGCCTCCATCATCGCTATGTGCGGGGACAAGATTATCATGTATATCAACAGCATCATGGGTATTCACAACATGATGGATTGGTGTTTCGGAAACGCAGCGGAGCACAGGCAGATTGCTGATAATCTCGATAGCATGATGGAAGGAAATCGGCAGGTCTATCTGACGCGTTCAAAAGGAAAGATCACGTTAGAAAAACTGACGGAACTGCTTGACGCAGAGACGATATTGACAGCTCAGGAATGCTTGGATTACGGATTCTGCGATGAAATAGCAGAGCAAGCGGCAGACCCCGAACGGCTCTCACAGGCAATGCAAAAGCTGAACACGAACATGGCCGCGCAAATCAAATACTTTCAAACGCTCAAGCAGGCTTTCGGAGAGGCTATGACGGCATTTGCTGATCCAAAGCAGACAAAACCGCCGCAGGAGCCTACGACGCCTCCGGCAGAACCCCCAGCAGAGACGCTCGCAGACCCACCACCTGCACCGCATGAAAACAAAACAATCAAATTTTTTAATGCCCTGATGGGCGGGAAGGAATGAAAATGAAGAATCTTGACACTCTCCAGCAGAAGAAAACCGAAATTCTCCAGCGTATCAATCAGTCCGTGAAGGACGGCAACGAAGAAGACTTTGCCCAGGCATTCACAGAGTTCACCGATATTTTGCAGGAAGCGGTTATGTCCGAGGCGCGCGGCATGGTTCAGGCTGCTGACAACACGATCCTTTCCGGTCGCGGCGTCCGCTCGCTGACCTCACAGGAAACCAAGTACTACGAATCCGTAATCGAGGCGATGAAGTCAAAAAACCCGCAGCAGGCCTTGACGCTGATTGACGAAGCGCTGCCGACAACCGTTATCGACGCGGTGCTGGAAGACATCACAGAGGCGCATCCGCTTCTGTCCGAAATCAACTTCCAGAACACTGGCATCCTGACTGAGATTCTCGTTTCATCTCTCGACGGCCGCTTTACTGCCGTGTGGGGAAAGCTGTGCGATAAGATCGTGACTGAGATTGGCGCCGGGATGCAGGTCATCGACCTTGAGCAGAACAAGCTGAGCGCGTTCATCCCGATCTGCAAGGCCATGCTGGAAATCGGCCCCGCGTGGATTGACCGTTATGTCCGCGCAATCCTTGCAGAATCAATCGCCAACGGTCTTGAAGCTGCCATTATCGACGGTACCGGCGTTGACATGCCTGTCGGCATGACGAAGAACCCGACCGGCCTGTTTGACCTAACCGATGGATACCCCGATCTGGCGCCTGTCGAGCTGAATGAGATCACCCCGGAAACATACGGCGCACTGATAGCCGACCTGGCTGTCGGCCCGAATCTCCTGTACAGGAACGTTACCGAAGTGCTGTTCATCTGCAACCCCGTGGACTATTACACAAAGGTCATGCCCGCCGTGATGTATCAGAACGCAGACGGCACATGGGTGAGCCGCTTCCCGTTCCCGACAAAAGTCATCCAGTCCGTTCACGTCAGCGCGAACGAGGCCATTATCGGTATCGGCAAGCGCTACTTCTTCGGACTCGGTACCGGCAAGGGCGGAAAGATCGAGTATTCCGATCATTACAAATTCCTTGATGACGAGCGCGTTTATCTGACGAAGCTCTACGGTGACGGCAAGCCTCTGGACAGCACGTCCTTCAAGGTGCTGGACATCACAAACCTTGTGCCGACGCCGAAGAAGGTGCTCGTTGTCAACGAGGACTTTGACGTCAACGCGACCATTATCGGGCAGCCGATCAGCGTCGGAATTGACGGTCAGCCGATTAGTGTTGACCACAACGACGCCAGGCTTTCCAGCCTGAAGATTGGCAACAAGGCGCTGTCGCCGGCGTTTAACAAATCCGTGTTTGTCTATACGGCTACGACAACTGACGCTACCAACACCATCACGGCCGTGGCGATGGACGGCGAGGCTGAGATCACCATCATGAACGGCGAGACCGAAGTTGCAAACGGCGCATCCGCTACCTGGGTAGCCGGCGCGAACGTTGTCACCATCGAAGTTGAAATCGGCGGAGAGACCGAGACCTACACCGTCACCGTGAATAAGGGCGAATAAGGGAGGCGTGACGGATGGCTGAACCTACAGCGGACGAACTGTTATTAGCAGCCGTCCGCAACTATCTGGATATCACATGGACAGATGCCAGTGGGGATATAAAACTCACTGGCATCATCTCTCGCGGCATGGCGTACCTGGACGGCGTGGCTGGCGAAGCGCTCGACTACGCCATAGAGGACAAGCCGCGTGAGCTTCTGATGGATTACTGCCGCTATGTCCGGTCGAACGCTCTGGACGAATTCCAAACGAACTATCTGCCAGAACTGCTGACCCTCCAGAATCAGAAGGAGGTGGCGCGGTATATTGATGAAAACTCAGAGTTATAACGACGGCGTTGTCGTTGTCTACGCTGTGGAAAACATCGCACAACCCGGCTCTATGCCCGCCGACAAAATCACGCAGAAAGAATCGCTGAGATATGACGAGCGCACTGTCGGGCTGAATCGGTTTTACGCCGCCTTGCAAAACAACGTCAATATCAAGTATGTGCTCCGGTGTCCCCGCATCCGAGCTGTTTCAACGCTTGATGTTGCCATTCCGAACGACGGCAAGCAATACAAAATTGTGCAGATTCAGTACCCGCAGGACGTCGAACCGCCATCAATGGATTTAACGCTTGAAGAACTGACGCCGGTATATGACATCTGGCAGCCGACGCCGGAACCAGATCCTGAGGATCCGGTGGATCCGGAAGAAGGAGACGGCGATGACGAACCTTGACACCGTAAAAACTGCGCTCTTGACCGTGACACAGAAATGTTATCACTATTCCGCGCCGCAGAACGTCACAGGACCGTATATCGTCTGGGCGGAGGATAATCAAGCTGATTCGGTCTGGGCTGATGGGAAGATGCAGGAGCAAGCCATCGAGGGAACTGTTGACTACTTCACCAAAACCGAAAACGATTCCGATGTACAGAGCATCCAGAACGCCCTGAATGATGCGGGCGTTTCTTTCCGCTTAAATTCCATCCAGTACGAAACCGATACTGGCTATATCCATTATGAATGGACGTTTCAGGTGGAGGGGTTTTGATGGCGACGATCAGCTTTAAAAAGGGCGATGACTATGCCCTGAAACTTTCCCGGCTTGCTACAAAATCGGAAGAAGTGGCAAAAAAGGCAATCTACGAGGCAGCTGACATGATGACCGATAAAATAAGGCACAACCTCGAAGCAAACCTGAACGACCCGGAATATGTCGGGAAAAAAGGAAACGTCATGTTTAAGAACCTTTATAACGAGCCTTCAGGCGATTTGGCTGCATCGCTTGGAATCGCAAAAATGAAGCGGGATAAAGACGGCAACTGGAGTACGAAAATCGGCTTTGACGGATACGACTCCAAGGGCGTACCGAATCAGCTGAAAGCGCGGGTTATGGAAAGCGGGTCAAGCGTGATTAAAAAAAGACCGTTTGTGCGTCCTGCTGTGAACGCGACAAAAAAGAAAGCTGTTGAGGCTATGAAAAAAGTTATCGACAGCGAAACCGACAAGATAATGGGAGGTTAATCTATGGCTAAAATTGGGTTAAAATACCCTGTTTACAGTCCTGCAACTGAAACGGATTCCGCGATTACTTACGGAACGGGTGCAGTACTGGCAAGGGCAATCAGTGCGAATATTAGCATTGAGAACAATGATGTAAAACTGTATGCCGATGACGTGATCGCGGAGAGTGATAACAGCTTCGCGAGTGGCACGGTTACGATCGGCATTGACGACTTGTACGACGCGGCAAAGGTCGCTTTGCTTGACTACATAGAGGGCGATACCGTTGATGCGACTACGGGTGCTAAGGAACTGTCCGTTGGAGCGGCTTCCCCGGCTTATGTCGGCTTTGGCTTCTATGGCAAGGTTGTCAGAAACAAGGTTCCGTATTGGCGGGCGATCTGGCTGAAAAAGGTACAGTTTGTCGAGCCGTCTGACGAGCTGGCGACAAAGGGCGAATCCGTTGAATTTAGCACTCCCGAACTTGAAGGAATCATCATGATGGCGGCTGACGGAAAGTGGAAAGAGGAAGGTACGTTCAGCACCGAAGCGGGCGCAAAGGCATGGCTTGACGGCAAGTGTGGTCTAGCGGCTAAGTGTGCGCCTGTTGTGTCCTCTGTTGCTAGCGGCACTTACACAGACGCACAGAGCGTAACGCTGACCTGTGCTACATCGGGTTCGGCTATCTACTACACCGACGACGGCACGATACCGAGTGCTGCAAACGGCACTTTATACGAAACCGCTATTGCTTGCGCTGACCCATCAAATACCTGCATTAAGGCAGTTGCTACGAAAGCAGCACACGCCAATTCGGACATTCTCGAGCTTTACATCATTGTTGAGGGAGAATAACAAAATGGGGGAGGGCTCCGGCTCTCCCCTGCCCTTTCAGGAGGATAACATATGAGCGATTTAAGACCCAAGCCGCCGGAGATTGAACTGGGCGGCAAAAAATACGGCGTTCTTTTCAACTTAAACGCCATTGACGAAATTCAAGACAGGTTCGACATTCCTATTTCTAAGCTGGCCGACCTGATGCAGGACGAGCGGAAGGTGTTCAAGGTTTTGAAGTCTTTGCTTGCG